CACAGATTCCGCTGGTCTTCAAACTGTCACAAACAACGGCACAGTTACACAGAGTGCAACTAAGCCTTTTTAATTTGAATATTATATGAACGACTTGAATAAAAATTTATCCGAAATATTTGATGTGATGCCAATTGAAGATTCTAAAAAAGAAAAACTTCCTGTGGTGTCGGCCAAATACAATCAACCAGATTTGAAACAAGATTTGACTGATGCCTATCAACAATCAAAAGAAAACCTACAAGGCATTATTGACCAAGGCCAAGAAGCCATGGAAGAAATACTGAACATTGCCAAAGCAGGCCAACATCCACGAGCATTTGAAGTGTATGGAACTTTACTCAAAAACATGGTAGATGCCAATAAAGAACTTTTGAATATACAGAAACAAATGCGTGATATGGACGAAGAAAAGAAAAAGAATGCTGGCACCAATATTGATAAAGCAATCTTTGTGGGTTCTACTGCTGAACTCAATAAACTTCTCAAAGGAAAAGAATGAAGCTTTGGGTGAATGTTTGTTTTTATTATGTAGAAGAACGGTTAGAGCAGTTTAGAGAAGTAATAAAAACACTATCAGAAATACCAAATCTCAAACTCATTATTAACAGCAATGTTAATTTTGATTCTAGTTTACCTATTCATGTTGTAGATTTAGAACATCCATACTGGCACACATGGGAACATAAGAAGTGTATGCCGAAGTTTTTGGAATCAGATTATACACACTTTGCATACCTTGAAGGTAATATTCAGATTGAAAGAAAAACATTTGTTTACTGGAACCAAACTAGAAGTTTATTTTTAAAGAATAATTTAAACTTTATACCTGCTGTTCATCGTGTTCAAGTGAATGAAGGTCAAGTCTATTCTTTAGACTGTACACATTACCAACGGCATCGGCCAATCATCACAGTAGAGGATCAAAAGTTTATTTCTTTATCTGAGCCATATCAAGGTATGTTTATTATGGATAAAGAATTGGTCAAAGAACATATTGAATCAGATTACTTTGCATTTGGCCAAAAAGGTTCGTGGGGCATCCGTGAATCAGCTAATCTAGGCAATATGTTTGTGAATATACCTGTGGGATTTGGCCATAGGTGTATGTTACCACTAAATAATTTCTCCGACACATGGGTTACACACTTTGGTACCGACTATCACGGTGACAAAAATTCACCTCACGCCAAGATAAAAATTCAGGATTTGTTTAGATGAACCAAAAAGATTCTTATCGTGATAACCCCCTACTCAAAAAGGTAGGTGTTGACCATCAGTATACCAAAGAACAGATTGAAGAATATGTAAAGTGTTCTAAGGATCCTGTTTACTTCTGCAAAAACTATATTAAGATTGTAAACGTGGATCAAGGCCTAATCAATTTTGATATGTGGCCATTTCAAGAAGAAATGCTTAATCTATTCAAAGATAATCGTTTCGTTATCACCAAATGTCCTCGTCAGGTTGGTAAAACCACCACAACAGTTGGTTATCTTCTTTGGTCAACTATCTTTACCGACTCTCAAAATGTGGCCGTTCTGGCAAACAAAGGTTCTTTGGCTCGTGATATTCTATCTAAGTATCAACTGGCATATGAGAATTTACCACAATGGCTCCAGCAAGGTGTGGTGACGTGGAACAAAGGTAACGTAGAACTAGAGAACGGCTCTAAGGTCATTGCGGCCTCCACCAGTTCCTCAGCAATCCGAGGTGGTTCTTTTAACATTGTATTCTTAGACGAATTCGCTTTCGTGCCAAACAATATTGCCAATGAATTCTTTAACTCAGTCTATCCCGTAATCTCATCTGGTAAGTCCTCAAAGATTATCATTGTTTCCACACCAAATGGTATGAATTTATTTTATAAACTATGGATGGATTCTATTGAGGGACGAAACAACTATAAAAACTTTGAGATTCACTGGTCTCATGTACCAGGTCGTGATGATGCATGGAAAGAAGAAACCATCCGTAACACATCAGAACGGCAATTTGCACAAGAGTTTGAAACCGAGTTCTTAGGTTCTTCTAATACTCTCATTTCTGGTTACAAACTGCAACAATTGAGGTACATGAACCCGATTGTAGAACATGATAAGTTAAAAATCTATGAACATCCTATCAAAGAAGGTGTCAATGGTTCTCTGACCGATCACATTTATTGTATTTCAGTTGATGTGTCGGAAGGTAAAAACTTAGACTCCTCAACTTTCTCTGTGATGGACATATCAACGACACCATATAAACAGGTGGCCACCTATTCAAGTTCGTCTATTTCACCCATATTGTTTCCAACGGTGATTGTCAATGCAGCTCGTTTATACAATGATGCCTATGTTTTGGTTGAAATTAATAACAATCCACAGGTGGCAGATTTTATACATTCAGATTTAGAGTATGAGAACCTATTAAAAGTTTTTACTGGTAATAAGAAACCACAACAACTATCTGCCGGTTTTGCTCGTGGTGTGCAGATGGGTCTAAAGATGTCACCTCAGGTAAAGGCTGTAGGTTGTTCTAACCTCAAGACTTTGATTGAAGGTGATAAGTTACTGATTAATGACTTTGATACCTATTCAGAGTTAACCACATTTGAGCAATATAAGACATCATTTGCGGCTGCAGATGGTGCCAATGATGATATGGCAATGACTTTGGTGATTTTTGCATGGGCAACTACACAGAAATACTTCAGAGAAATAGTAAATCACGATTTAAGAAAACAGATTCAGTTGGAAAACATGAATCAATTGGATGAAGAAGTTCTACCTGCACCTATTATAGAAGATGGTCTAAAGACCGATTTTATGGTGGAAGGTGGTGATGTATGGGAAGTGGCAGACGGTGGCGATACTTATGGAAAATACACTAGAGATTTTTTTAGGAGTATGTAAATCCTATGAATCATAAATATCAGTATGGTATTTTAACTGCCAAGAACACATAATAATTCAAGGAGAATAAAATGGCGTTTCAACTCTCTCCAGGCGTAAATGTTTCCGAAGTTGACTTAACAACAGTCGTTCCTTCGGTTCTCACTACAGCTGGCGCTTTTGCTGGAACTTTTGCATGGGGTCCAGCAGACAAAATTATCCTAGTGGATAACGAACTAACTCTAATCAATACTTTTGGTAAACCAGATTCTAACTCGGCAACATCTTTCTTTACAGCTGCATCATTCCTAGCATACGGAAATAATCTAAGCGCAGTTCGTGCTGTTGGTGCAACAAGTAATAATGCAACCGGAAATGCTGCGGTACAAATCAAAAACTCTGATGTTTTTGAAGCTTCTTATTTGTCTGCCAATAACGCAAATGCATATGGCGCTTTTGTTGGAAGATATCCAGGTTCTTTAGGTAATTCATTAGCCGTTTCTGTCTGTGCTAATTCAGCAGTTTTCTCTACATGGAATTACAAATCATTTTTTACCAGTGCTCCAGGAACTTCTGATTATGTAACTGCTGCTGGTGGATCTAACGATGAAATTCATATTGCTGTTATCGACCAAGACGGATTATTTACTGGTACACAAGGTACAGTATTAGAAACATATGGTTTTGTATCGAAAGCTTCTGATGCATCTTTAAATGGTTCTACAAATTACTATCGTCAAGTCATTTTCAATCAATCAAAATATGTTTATTCTACCGATCCAGTTGATTATGCCAATACAGCAACAAATTGGGGAAGAACAGCAAATACGGTTTTTGTAAGTCCACCTGCAAATCAAACAGTTGACTTAGTTGGAGGTTCTGATGCAACTATTACAGAAGGTAATTTAGAATCTGCGTATGATTTGTTCTCTAATAAAGAATTGATTGATATTTCTTTAGTATTAACCGCCGATGCTTCTGCCAATGTTCAACAATATGTTATTGATAATGTAGCAAATTCTCGTAAAGATTGTGTGGCATTTATTTCACCACCAAGCTCTGCTGTTGTTAATAACGCAGGCAATGAAACAACAAGTATTCAATCTTATTTGACATCATTATCTCGTTCAAGTTCATATGTTGTTGCTGATTCTGGCTGGAAATATATGTATGACAAGTATAACAATGTATATCGATATGTTCCATTAAACGGTGACATTGCTGGTCTGTGTGTTAATACAGATACGATTCGTGACCCATGGTTCTCACCTGCTGGTTTCAATCGTGGCCAAATTAAAAATGCTATTAAACTGGCATGGAATCCTAACAAAACTCAACGAGATGTATTATATTCGGCTGGTGTAAATCCTGTTGTATCTTTCCCTGGCCAAGGCATCGTGTTGTTTGGTGACAAGACACTACAAAGTAAACCATCTGCATTTGACCGAATCAATGTTCGTAGATTGTTTATTGTGCTTGAGAAAGCAATTTCTCGTGCAGCTGAATTCTCGTTGTTTGAATTCAACGATGAATTTACTCGTGCTCAGTTTGTAGCACTGGTAACTCCATATCTCCGTGATGTTCAAGGTCGCCGTGGTATTACTGATTTCCGTGTTGTTTGTGATACAACCAATAATACACCACAAATTATTGATACTAACCAGTTTGTTGGAGATATTTACATCAAGCCTGCTCGTTCTATCAACTTTATCCAATTAAACTTTGTTGCAGTTGGAACTGGTGTTGACTTCACAACAATCGTTGGTGCAGCTTAATAAATACTAACGAATAGGAGATAACAAATGGCATTCAATGTAGCAGAATTTAGAGCAAATATGATTGGTGACGGTGCCCGTCCCAATCTATTTACGGTCACTTTAGTGTTCCCAACAATCGCAGCTAACGGCACGGCCGCTGGCCAGAAAACAACATTCATGGCAAAATCAGCACAGTTACCAGGTTCTACTGTAGGTACTGTACCTGTGTTTTACTTTGGTCGTGAATTAAAGTTTGCTGGCAATCGCACATTTACTGATTGGACATTGCAGATTATCAATGATGAGGATTTCGTAATTCGTAATTCTCTTGAATCATGGATGAATGCAATCAACAGCCATGCAAGTAATGTTCGTAATACTGCAGCTGTTAATCCATCTACTTATACTGTAGATGCGATTGTAACACAATACGGCAAAGCTGGTAACGAATTGAAATCTTATAAGTTTGTAGGTGTATTCCCACTTGATATTGCACCAATTGATTTAGATTGGGGTTCAAACGATGTTATTGAAGAATATTCAGCAACATTCGCTTTCCAATATTGGGAATCAAATACTACAACTTAATATGTTTTTGTTTGAGGGACTTCGGTCCCTCATTTATGTTTAATTGAATTGGAATAATATAAAATATGGCAGCCACTAATAAATTCTCTCTCTTTGGTTTTGAGATTGCTCGTAAGAAGTCAGAAGAAGAGCAAGCTCAACAACCTTCTTTTACACCACCTTCTAATGAAGATGGTGCTCTTACCATTTCCTCAGCAGCATATTATGGTACATATGTTGACTTGGATGGCACAGCAAAGAATGAAGTGGAACTTATCTCTCGTTATCGTGAGATGGCAATGCAGCCAGAGATTGAATCGGCTATTGATGATATTATGAATGAAGCTATTGTGCAAGATGACGATGGTAAAATTATTGAGATTGTGTTGGACGATTTAGACCAACCAGAGAAAATTAAAAAAGCAATCAAAGAAGAATTTCACACCATACTGCGTTTACTTAATTATAAGCATATGGCACAAGATATCTTTCGCCGTTATTATATTGACGGCAGGTTATATTATAATGTGCTTATAGATAAAGAAAATCCAATTGCTGGTATTAAAGAATTACGATATATTGATCCACGCAAGCTTCGTAAAGTTCGTGAGATTAAAAAGAAAAAAGATGAAAGAACAGGCGCAGAAATTATAGATGTATATAATGAATATTATATTTACAATGATAAAGTAGTATCTGGTTCTTCTTCTAATTATGGTCCAGTTGGTGTTCGTATTACACTTGATTCTATTGTTTCTGTTGTATCAGGTTTGATGGACTCTCGCCGTGCTGTGGTGTTGTCATACCTACACAAGGCAATTAAACCCCTCAATCAATTACGAATGATTGAAGATGCTACCGTCATCTACCGTATCTCACGAGCACCAGAACGCCGTATATTTTACATTGACGTAGGTAATTTACCTAAATTAAAGGCCGAACAATATCTGCGTGATATTATGGTCAAGTATAAGAATAAGTTGGTCTATGATGCACAGACTGGTGAAGTCCGTGATGACCGTAAATTCTTATCTATGATGGAAGATTTTTGGTTGCCTCGCCGTGAAGGCGGTAAAGGCACAGAGATTACTACATTACCTGGTGGTCAAAACTTAGGTGAATTGGAAGATGTTAAATACTTTCAAAAGAAATTATATAATTCATTAAGTGTACCTATTTCACGATTAGAACCAAATCAAGGTTTCTCTATTGGTCGTGTTGCAGAAGTAACTCGTGACGAATTAAAGTTTGCAAAGTTTGTTGACCGATTGCGTAACAAGTTTTCTGATATCTTTAATCAGGCACTCCGTGTGCAATGTGTATTAAAAGGTATCTGTACCGCTGACGAATGGGATCAGTTTAAAGAACATATTCATTATGATTTTATTAAAGACAATAACTTTAGTGAACTCAAAGATGCTGAGTTGATGAGAGAAAGATTATCTCTCTTGTCAGCTGTAGATCCATACACAGGTCGTTATTTCTCACAAGCATGGATTCAACGCAATGTATTACGATTGACAGATGACCAGATTAAAGAAATGCAAAACGAGATTGATGAAGAAAAAGAAGCAGGTCTTGGATTACCAGTTGGTGTTACAAATGATGTGGCACAAGCACAGATGGTAGGTGATGTTCAGGCAGACCAACAAGCCGCTTTGGCAACACATCAAAATGAGTTACAACAAGCTCAAGATATGGGTGCGCAACAAGAACAGAAGTCAGTAGGAACGTTTGTTAAATTGAAACAAATATTATAAATATTGAGATTGGAGATAAAATGGCAGATACAAGACAAATTATAGACTACGCAGCACAAGATAACGCTAAAGAAATGCGGGATGCATTATATTCTGATATTCATGACCGTGTAATGAACCATTTAGGTGCAGCTAAACAAGCAGTAGCACAAAATATGTTTGCACCAGAAGATACAGAAGAAGTTCAACCAGAGGAAAACACAGGTGAAAACACTTAAAGAACTACGCTCTTTGAATGAAAAAGAAGACCATGGTATGCCTATGGATCCTCCTGCTGTTTTGATTATGAAACGCAAATCAATTCGCCAGTTTCCTGGTAATCAGAGAGTGGCTCTTTATTATGTGGATAAGATTAATAAATATGTAACCGTTCCTTATACTGCCATGCAATGGTCCTCAACGGGAAGCATGGATGAGGAAACAGAAAATTAATTAGGATAAAAAAATGGCAACATCAAATAGCACACAAATTTTAGTTGATACAACAAAACGTACCGTAATTAAACGAGTCGGCATTTTTGATGCCGCTGGCAATAATGAAAACTTAACTGTTATTATTGACCCACGAGCTTTGTCTGGTGCTTTGAATGCTAACGGAGCTTTATATCAAGCAGGCAATACAACTGCTCCTGGTTTTGCTAATTCAGCATTTACAATTTCTCGTGTTCTCTATAATGTTGATGCAGAAGTTGGACATCTACAATTAAAATGGCAAGGCACAACATCTGATGCCACAATTTTTGCAATAGGTGTTGGTGCTGGAGATACAAATCCACAATATCAATTACCTGCAATACCAAACAATGCTGTTGGTCCTACAGGTAACGTAACGGTTACAACCGTTGGTACAACTGCTAATGCATCTTACACATTAATTATTGAACTACATAAAAATAATCAATTTTATAGTTCTGGCCAGTTTACTGATCCAGCTGCATTTAATTATCCTCCATTTGGTGTAACACCGTAATGAAAGATTTTGTTTCTAAACTATTACAGGATAAAATAGTTGAAGCAAAAGAAGTTTTGGGTCAACGCATACAAGACTTAGTGAATGAAAAATTAACCCAAGTTAAATTGCGTATTACAGCTGAGATGTATGATGATTTTGAAATTGAAGAAGAAGAACTATCTGAAGCCAACGTGCAAAAGATGGGAAGAACTAAACTCATTCGTGTGAGATTCCGTGCAGGAAAAGTTCAACGGAGAGTTAGAAAGTCAGCAGTACCTGGTTTTACAATTCGTGGTGGCAAGCTCGTAAGAATGTTACCACAAGAGCGTAGGCGCCGTAAAATGGCTGCACGGCGTTCTAAGTTTAAAAGGCGTTCTAAATTAAGACAAGCATTACGAAAAAGAACGATGACATTAAGAAAACGAAAAGCAATGGGGCTACAATGAAGTTAATAACAGAAGTCACCGAGTCACTACAATATCTTGCTGAAGAAAAAGACGGCAAGAAAACTTTGTTCATCGAAGGTCCATTTCTTCAAGCAGAAGTGGTAAACCGCAATGGCCGCAAATATCTCAAAGAGACCATGGCCAAAGAAGTTCAAAGATACACCGAACAATATATTAATAAAAACCGTGCCTTTGGTGAGCTGGGACATCCAGACACCCCATCTATCAATCTTGACAGAGTATCACACATGGTTGTGGGCCTCCGTCAAGAAGGTAATGATTGGATAGGCAAAGCAAAAATTCTTGACACACCTATGGGAAACATAGTTAAGAGTCTTATCGAAGGTGGTGCACAAATTGGTGTGTCCTCCCGTGGTATGGGTTCTCTTAAATCTGTTAATGGTATCAACATAGTTCAAGATGATTTTCATCTAGCCACAGCGGCGGATATTGTAGCAGATCCTTCTGCTCCAAATGCTTTCGTTCAAGGTATCATGGAAGGCAAAGAATGGGTGATGGTCAATGGTGTATGGACTGAACAACAATTTACTCAAGCGAAGAAAATGATTCAACAAGCTTCGCAAACGGACATTGAAAAAGTAAGCCTACACATTTGGGAATCACTCGTCAAAAAACTTTAAATATAAATATCCAATATAAATCAAGGAGATTTTCAAAATGGGAAAATTTAATCTGTCCGAAGCCGCTAAAGACATTCTTTCGGGTAATGTTTCTGGTAAACAAAGTGGCCAAGATAAACCAGCAAAACTATCTGGCGATGTAGCCTATGGCACCG